TTATTAGCGCAGAAGACGGGACTGGCCCAAGGTTTGTGACTGGAGGTATAAAGAATTTAGATATTGAACAAGAGGGAACAATCGCGGCTGTGGCCGAATGTTCAAGTAGGCCTCCTCAAATTACAGCACACCCCACAAATTTAACAATCAATGCGAACCCGTGTAGTGCAAGTTATACGGCTTCCACATCACTTACCGTTCAGGCAACAGGAAGGGAGCCTTTCTCTTATCAATGGCAAGAGAAGCTGGCTAGTGCAAGCACATGGTCGGATATATATGGAGAGCAATCTTCCGTTTTTAAAATAACCAATCCTAGTGCGCCAGATCATTACAACAAACAATACAGAGTAGGAGTAAACAACGCTGATAGAACCCCAGCAGAAGGGCCAGTATATAGTAACGCTGCATCAGTTACATTAGCTGGGTTCAGTTCAGTCCCTAGCTTTATACAGCACCCCTCAGATGTAACGGCCAGCATTGGTGATGATGTTACTTTTGAGGTGAGGTATTGCACTTCTATCACTGCCTCAAAATGGAGGAAGGATTCAGATGGGTCAGGGTCTGGGCCAACAGACATATCTCATAATGGAACAAAGTACATAGTGGAGACGGGATTAGTTCCGCCTATTGGGGATGCAAGCGGCTATTACTTTAGTAAGTTAACGGTTAAAAATGTTCAATTAACAGACGGTAACGACGACAGCAATACATATTCTTTTCAAGCAACCAACCCGTCTGGAACTACGAATAGTAACACAGCTAGTATTATTATACCCACAACAACTATTACACTTGAATCTCAAGGAGATGATTTTTACCCAGTATTTTCTGACGATTATGTTGGGAGGGATTTTATAACTAGGTATGCCAGTGATGGGTCTAAATATGTAGAGACAAAAGGTTTATCAGAGAATGGCCGAGGAGCTATGGGGGATGAAACATGGGGGGAATCTTACTACCCACACCTATCCCCTAAACCATTTAGGTCTCCAGAAGAAAAAGGACAGGATGGGAACGACTGGGGTGGAACACGTCATGAATCTTCAGCAGTTTGGTATAAGCCCTTTAAGTGGCTTGCATTAGGCGGAACCGCTCCTTACAGCTATGAAGTATACCGCTGTAACGACACAGAAGGAATTAAGACAGCAGAGGCTAAAGCCCTTCCTTCAAATCCTAACGATATAATAACTCTTTCTGTTGAGAGAACACACATGACTCTTTCTGTGGGAGATATAATTAAATTTAACGCTTCAGGGGGGACGGCGGTATTTACATTAACCCAGCAAGCTAAGTTTAGGTCTAACACGCTAACTGGTAAGTTAACAGGCGCAGCACTTCAAGACGATTTGGTGAGTATTAGGCACTGGAATGACAATGACCAGCCCGTCACGGACTTCAAAGACAACACATGTGATTTAACAGCGCACACAGTAACTGGTTGTAACACTTCAGCAAACACTTCCGCTAAAACCACAACAGTAACTGGGTTTAACAATAGCAATGTAGCTGCTGGACAAATTGTGACGGGAACAGGAGTTCCTTCTAATACTTATGTGTTGGCAAGCCCAGCGCCTACATCATCAACTTGCACTTTAAATAGGGCTGTTACATCCAACGAATCAAATACCACCTTGGTGTTTGGTACGAACACGATAACATGCAACTCAAACAAGTATATTGAAGTAGGGCAGAAGGTGTCTGGAAGTGGTATACCGAAAGGAGCAACGGTTAAAACTATTGACACCGATAGAGCGGTAACATCTTTTACTATAAGTTATCCAGTATCTTCGTCAGCAAATAATGTAGAGTTAACATTCGAGCCTAAATTAGTTAGGGGACATTATGCCCATGTTAGTAAAACTAAAGAAGATACGGATACCATTGATCTTTCATTTAGTGTACCTATGACAACAGGCGGGGGCGGTGGTAGTGAGTATCGTTATCCCATATCTACTGGGTGGCTTTGCAACGACCACACTTCTGATGCAATTGGAAAACTAAGATGTCATTTTAATGTGGGGTATGAGTCTATGTTTAGGGTTAAGGTTACAGATAGCTCATCTTCTCCAGTGTCTTCGTTTTCAGATTACAAGTGGATTAACAGGTATCCTTCAAATGATCATTGATAAAAATGGCTGAGAATAGACATAAGATACCAGTAGCTGGATATAACCCAAGAACAAAGGAGTTGTTTTTTTCTTGGCGTTCTGATGAGGCAGGGAGCAGTGACGCGCCTGATCGCACATTGGTCTACAACCTAGAGTTTGGTCACGCCAGTTATATGGATCATGGTTTCACAGCTATGGCCAACTATCAGTCTTACAACCAGATGTCTCTTAGAGATTTCTTGGTTGAGACTATTGTTGATAGCCATGATGTGAGCATCTGTAACTGTGATGATTCACTTAGCGATATAATGCAAGGTGATCCTTATGTGGTTGGAAGGACGGGAAGTACTAGCGAATTTCCAAGTTTAATAAACTCAACAGAGAACACATCTTTAAGCACGGATGCTAATAGTCTTTGCGGCAAGCTTGGCAACATGAGGTTTGAGCACTTCTGCGAAGACGGGACTGAGGGCAGCACGTTTGTCATGGCTAGTTCTAACGACAAGTGCTTAAAGCAATACGAAGAGGATTACTATAAGCGGGATATTTACAACGGCAGTTCTTACACATCTTCAGGGTATCAAAGTAAGCTTGAGTCAGGAGCTTTAAGCTTCAATACAGATGACGAGAAGATGTTACAACGCGTGACCTTGGAGTATTCAGGCACTAACTCTACGCCTGTTACAGCCACAATGAAATTTGGAAAAGCCAACCAACCTGATCAATTACTATCTGAGATTAACTACACGGAGTTGAGTGGCACGCAAGTATTGGATGACCAGTCTTCTGCAACCAACTCAAACATTGTAAACAATAATATCAACCCAGATGATAAGGCATACTTTAATAATATTACTAGGGGTCGATACCTTGGCTATCAATTAAAGTTGACGGGTGATGGCCCAGCTACCGTAACCAGACTCACGTTGAGTCTAAGGAAGGCAGAGAAATAATGGCAGATGCTAGTCAGCAAATAGCACGCATGGCACTAGATAGTTCTGCTATTGTAGAAACAAGTGGCATTGAGCCACCTAAAATGCCTGAAGAAGTTTTAACTAGGTTTCCTAGTATGGTAAAATATCAGGAAGAACTAACAGAATACTTTGATGGGCTGGAGAGTTATTTTACTTCCCAGCTTATAGCAATTAAACAGGAGAACGACTAAGGAGAATTATTATGGGGCCACTAGCAGCAGCAGGCGTAGCACAAGGAGTAGGCGGTTTAGTTTCAGGTCTTTTCGGCAAGAAAAAGACTAAGATAAAGCGCAAGCCTAAGACAGCAGCAATTGGCGCAGCATTAGCGGCAGACCAGAAAGCACTAAAGGGAGACATGTCCCAGTTAAGGTCTGCTGGAGATGCTGCTTATGGTGATATATCTGGTAAGGTGGCGGGGCTATCTGACGCATACGACAGGGGGGTTCAGACATTAGACCAGTACACACCAGAGGGAAGACAATACAGAAGGTACGAGGCAGGTATAGACAGGCTTGGTGCTGACCTTAGAGCCGCTAATCAAGACGCT